GTGCTTGCTCGGCTCATCTTGATCTCCTGTTGCAATGTGGTAACTATAACATGAACACCGCCCAGGTCAATACCTAATTTTATTTCCCTACAAATTGGTAGGGTATTCGCATTGCTGTAGGTTCCGTCATACAATAGACTAGGGGCGGTTGTTAGACCTGTTATTTTCGACCCCCGCTGCGCCCACCAACACGGCCTATTTTGGAAATTTTCCACAGACCACTTGTACGCAGACCAAATTTTCACTTGATCCACCCAGCCCCTCGTGGTATAATGGACCCGATCGCCAAATTTGGGATCATCAACAAGGAAAAACTATGAAATTTTTAGAATGGATCACACGATCATTCCAACCTCACTATTGTGATGAGATCTACAGTTACTTGTCACAGAGCACAGACCTGTGTGACTTGGAAAACCGTATGAAAGCCATACAACGTCGAGGTTATCTATGAAGATTATCAAATACATCTGGGATGCATTAGTAGACTATTCAGAGGAATTGTACGAATTCCGAGCACGTTACTACGGCACCCGCCCATTCGATCGCTATATCTAAGAGGATCAACTATGAAGACAACAATGCTAGACCCCCTCTACCAGACCATGATTGGTTTTGAGAACATGATGAATCGTGCAACCAATCAATACCCACCGTATAACCTCTACAAAGACGAGGACCACTATGTAATCGAAATTGCTGTGAGTGGCTGGGATCGAGGTGAGTTGGACGTGAGTTTAACCGGTACCACCTTGACTGTCAAGGGCACCAAGGAAGCCGAAGACACTCGTGTTTATCTGGTACGTGGACTCGCCCACAGATCCTGGACCAAAACCTGGACCCTAGAACCGGACATCCACGTGTCAAGTGTAGTATTACAAGATGGGGTGTTGTACATCGAACTCCAAACCAGCCCCAAGAGCACCACTCGTAAAATAGATATCCACTGAGGAGTCCACATGCTACCAGCTCAAACCCACCCAGCCGAAACACTCACCATCGATCCCGAGGGGTTGGAGATTGCCAACTGTTACCTACAAACTCAGAGCCTGAGTAAGGTAAGTGAGGAACTGGGGGTCAGTACCGAGCTGGTAGCATCCCAATTGAACCGCCGTGAGGTCAAGACCTACATTGATCAGGTGTTTAAAGATGTGGGCTTCAACAACCGATTTAAAATGCGAAAAGCAATGGACATGTTGATCTCAAAGAAGTTCCAGGAATTAGACGAAGCAGGAGTGGGGTCGTCGAAGGACATTGCAGATCTGTTGGCATTAAGCCACAAAATGACCATCGAACAGTTGGACCGTGAGATTGCCTTGGAAAAAGTTCGTGCCAGCAATATTAAGAGCCAGGTCAACGTACAAATCAATGACGGCGGTGCTGGCTCCAACTATGGGTCGTTGTTAGAAAGGTTGTTGAAGCCCAATGCTTAAGATTTCTCGAGATGACATAGACTGTTACAACATCACCGACTACCCAGGCGATAGTCGGTTTATCAAGCTGCCCATAGTGAACTACTTGAAGTTGGCAACTGTGGGTGGTGTGCCCATCCACGACAACTTGAACCGTCCACAGATTGCTTTAATCAATGCTGTGAACTCACCCGACTACAGGTTCATCGTTGCTGCACTGAGCCGACGGCTGGGCAAGACGTTCATTGCCAACGTGATCGGCCAACTGGTCGTGTTGATCCCCGGCTGCAATGTGTTGATCATGAGCCCGAACTACAACTTGAGTACTATCAGTTTCGAACTACAACGTGGGTTCATCAAGCAGTTTGATTTGGAGGTGACCAAAGACAACCACAAAGACAAGGTGATCGAACTATCGAATGGCAGTACCATCCGCATGGGGAGTATCACCACTGTGGATTCAAGTGTTGGTCGTAGCTACAACTTGATCATATTCGACGAAGCTGCTTTAGGCGATGGTGGTGAAGAGGCCTTCAATGTAAGTTTGCGACCGACGTTGGACCGTCCGGGTAGCAAGGCTATCTTTATTAGTACCCCACGCGGCAAACACAACTGGTTTGCTAAATTTTATGAGCGTGGATACAGCGAGCTCTACCCGCAGTGGATTTCACTGCAAGCCGACTACACCGAAAATGACCGCATGCTGGAGAGCGACGTTTCAGAGGCTCGCGCTAGTATGAGCAAAGCCGAGTTTGAGCAGGAGTACATGGCCTCATTCAACACTTTCGAGGGTCAGATCTATTCATTTACTAGTGACATGGTGGTAGAGTTCAACCACGTTGATGGGGTGGAGTACCTAGCAGGCATAGACCCCGGATACCGGGACCCTACTGCGTTCTTAGTATTGGCCTATAATCCTGCAGACGACAGCTTCCATGTGGTAGACGAGTACTTGAAAGCAGAAGCCACTACTGCCACCCATGCTGAGGCATTTCAAAAGTTTATAGACCGCTGGGGAATAGAGTCGGGCATTTTTATTGACTCAGCCGCAGCACAGTTTGCAAGTGACTTGGCGTACGGTTATGATATTAGTACCATCAAAGCTAAAAAACAGGTGTTGGAAGGCATTGCATATGTACAGACGTTAGTAGAACAGGGACGTATCAAGGTGGCCCCACACTGCGTCCACACACTGGAGATGTTTGATCAGTACCAGTGGGACAATCGCGAAACACTTACCCGAGAAAAGCCGGTTCACAATAAAGTTTCACACATAGCAGATGCATTGCGCTACGCAGTGTACACATACACAATATGAAAAGCGGAATTTATGTCTTAAAGTTCGACAGCGGCTACACCTACATTGGCAAGAGTGTTGATATCAATGCTAGATACAAGCAACACTTGAACTCACTGCGCCGTGGCAATCACACAGCCGAATTGCAAGCTCACTACAAAGTGTGGGGAATTCCGCGCTGTGAGGTACTGGAATTGTGCCACCCCGATCATCTCGACGTGTTGGAACGTAGTTGGATAAGCCGAGGCGTCAACCTGTTGAATAGTTTGTACCCAGATGTTCCAGAACACGACCTCTGGATACGACGCTATAGTGGGGTATTGGAAAACAGTACCGGCAGCTTGTTGAAGTATATGAGTGAAACCCAGACCGAATTGAAAAATCTTAGAGATGAGGGGGTGGTATTGCCGGGGGAACTAGACCGGTTGAGGGACTTGGAGCTGGAGGTGGCCTCACTACGAGCCTACAAGTCTCGTAGCTGGTGGTACAAGTTGTGGAACTAAAAATTGTACCTCTTCAAAAAAGGTTTTGACAGGTCTTTGCCTACGTGTTATAATATCTCTAATTTGAGTTGTATTACCAATTTTTTGCGGGTGGGACTAATTACCCCTTCATCGTGCCGACACACGGACCGCCTATATCTTGTCGGAGATAATTATGACTATTGGAATTTATCGATTGTGCTTTAATGGCACAGATCGTTGCTACGTTGGGCAGAGCACTAATATAGAAAAACGTTATAAACAGCATTTAACTAATTTTGCTAGTAATAAAGCTAATTCAAAAATGATGGAGGCGTATAAGATATACGGCAATCCTTCTTTAGAAATACTCTGCGAATGTAGTGTTGAAGAATTAAATGTCGCAGAAGATGAAGCTATAGAGATATTTGACTGCGTAAATAACGGTTTCAATGTATTAAAGCACGCCGGAGATATGCCCAACGCATGTGGTGAAAATCATGGTTATGCAAAAAATTCCAACTCTCAAATAGAGCAAGTACTAGAGCTTCTTTGTGACCCTAGAATTGGATTCGCAAAAATTAGTGAAATTACCGGAGTGAGCGTAAACTCTATACACTCTATATCGTGTGGGGCAAGTCACCACTGGCTAGAAGCTAAACATCCAGCCATGTATGCCAAAGTGATGTCGCTCAAAGGAACCAGGTACACTATCAGAAATTCGGCAGGAGCTAGAGGTATAAAGTATCCGTCGGTTGTATCTCCGAATGGTGTTGTATATAAAAGTATCTCAAATGTTAATGCGTTTTGCAGGTACCACGTATTAACTCAAAGTAGTTTTACAAATGTACTAAACGGAAAGCGCAAGACACACAAAGGCTGGAGACTTGCTGAGAATGTCTAAGAATACTAATAAAAGAATACCCATCAAATGGGTGAGAGACCGTGCAAAGTCTGCATATGAGAAGAAAGATCACTGCTACATCTGCAACACTGATCAAGATTTAGAGTTACATCATACACATAGCCTGACACTACTTTTAGAACGTTGGATAGAAACGACCGGTCGTGATTTTTCTACTGACGAGGCTGTATTAGAAAACAGGGACGAGTTTATTGACAATCACCATGACGAGATCTATCGTGATGTTTATACATTGTGTTTAAAACATCATCAAGCTCTGCACGCTGTTTACGGAAAAGCTCCTCCTCTTTCTAGTGCCCAAAAGCAAGGTCATTGGCTAGAAACCCAAAAAGCTAAGGCAACACTTAATCCAGGCGAAAAACCCAAGGTATTAGGTGGAAGTTTTAGTGAATTTTATTGAGGGTTACCATGAGTATAATTAAAGATTTTAGGGGCTGGTTGAGTACCAAACTCAACCCAGCTCAGGGCATCATCAGCCGTGACGAGGGCACCTCAGTCGACACCAACGCCACAATCAGCTATTTACAGGCGTTTAACCGATTGGAGAGTGTTAACCGCGGCGTCAACATGATTGTGAGTGCGTGCAGTAGCTTAGACTACGACGTAAAAGAAAGTAAAGCCGACTCAGTAGTAGGTGGCCTTCGACAAAAGAGCTTAGTCAAGTTACTGAACTACACACCAAACCCCTATCAGAGCGCACAAGAATTTCGCATAAATATGTTCACAGACTTCTTGTTGGAAGGCAACATATTTATCTACTGGGATGGTGCTCACATGTATCACCTGCCAGCTAGCAACGTACAGATTGAAACAGACCCTAAAACTTATGTAAAGGGCTATACTTACAACTCAGAGGTACGTTTCCGTCCCGACGAAGTATTTCACATCAAAGACCTGAGCAGTCA